GAAAAAGAATTGATTGCTACCACCTGTATTGCTTAACTGTTGCGTATTGCACCAAGGCATGAAATAATCTTCAATGATATTCTCAAGTGAAGATGCAACAAGGTCAAAGCCTGCTTCCGTTACGATGTTGCGTAAAAGAAACCACCAACTAACTGCTGGCGTTAAATCAGCAGCGTTAATGGGTGTATTTGGGTTAAGTATCGGGCGTGAATTTGCTGATCCATCATTGCTCCATCTTTGCCCTCTGTCACATAGTGTCCAAACTCTATCTGCTGTTTCAGTAGTAACGTTGGCATAGTTCACTACTTCATTCAAATCAGCAAGTGCTGCAATATCACTTAGCTTCTTTTCGCCAATGGTGCGCACCAAATCAGGAGTTTCAGCATAGAAGGCTACCTCTACTTCATTGATGCGATTCATTTGCTTGTACACTTTGCGTACACGCAAATAACCACTAGCAATCGGTAGCGTATCTACACGAATTTCTGCAGGTAATTTGTAGAAAAAGTAGTTTTGCGCTCCCTGTTCGGAGTTAGTATCGAATAACGGACCGATAGCTTTGATGTTGTTATCGCTCATCGGTATTCTAAACTCACGACTAAATGCACCTTGCGCTGTGAAGTTTGACAAGTCCTGAAACTTCCAGTTCTGAGATATGCTTTCGTTTTCGAATAAGTCTAAGAAGTAGTCACCGCCTGTTTGCAGAATAAAATAACCACCTGCTGCAGCTGAATAGTCATCTGCCCATGTGCCTGTGAAATTTAAACGTGTTTGACCCGCAACTGGTGAATCAATAACCGGATTTGAGTTAAGCGTTTTAACAACGCTATCACCTGCAGAATTGTATATCGTAACAGAATCACCTGTAGTTAAAGCTGCAACTGCAGGACTGCTTGTAACAATTAACCGAGATAAAGCGCCAATACCAACATAAATAGGATCATTACTAACACTTGCAATGTTGGTCGCTACTGTATTATTTACTCTTAGTTGTACTTCTCCGTTCATGTTATGTCCAGTATTCGTTTGCCATTCTTACTTTGAAAGATACGTTGTATAGCTTTCCATCGCGTGTTTTACGTTCAGTGTACGATGTATCGTCTAGGTTCACAGGCAGTGCAATGTTGTTACCACCAAAGTCAGTAGTTAGCCACACGACTTGATTGCTAACTAGCAGCGAACGTAAGAATAGAAACTCACCTTCCTGTATAAAGTCACTTGTAACTGTTAGCACTTGCTGAACTAAGTTTCTGCGCTCATACAATCCCCTATCTTCTTTATCGAACACGCTAGTAGTGCCATTGAATAGAACCTTGCGATACTTCTTGCGCTCAATCTCATCATTCATTTCTGACTTTTTGATGAAGTTAAAGTAGTCCCATCCACCGCGACTATTCACCCAGCCTAAACGAATCTTATCATTTTGGCAATCCTTCTGCCCATACAAAGCCGCGTTATAGAATCGGTACTTAGCACTTCTTTGGGTGTTACCTTCACGCAACCATACTTCGTAGTAACGCCAACCGGGTGTATCATTTTCGTTTGGCTTTATACTAAGTGAAGCCCAATCATTTAAGTTACCCGGATAAACAGGTAAAGCTTCAATATCGTAAGCCGATAAATTAATGGTTTCTGTAAGTGTAGTACCAGCTGGCTTATATATCACAATACGCATGTTGTCAATTAGGTTATTGTACATATAGTTAGCATTGCCCGGTATGCTTAATGTGCCGTAGTCATTTTCAAATGAAGGTATCCACACCACACCTGCGTTAGTTGGATTGCCTGCGCCCCATGAGCCTGCTAAATACCATGAATGCGTAGTAATCAATCTATCGCTCATTGCGTAGTTAGCACTAAACTGCAGAACATATTTGATGCGATCATTGCCTACTTCAGGATTGGGCTTGTATCCATCGTACACCTGATAGTAGCCATTGATAACAATGCGCCCACTTGTGGTTACTTCGCTGCCTTCGTTTTCAGTTAGAACTAAACCACTACCTGGTACATTGACTAACCACCATTCAGTGATTGCTGCGCTCAATGCGTACTTGCTTAAATCGTCAACTGTGTTATCCGTAGCAAAGTGATGCTTCTGGTTGCGCAGGTCATCGACTAGTGGCGATATGTCAAAGTACATATTCCCATCGGGCGCAGGTGTCAAATAGAACTGATACGTTTTAGCATCGATTGTAATGACTAAGCCATACCTAAAACCAAGCTGTGCCGTTTCAGTGCTCGATGCAATGAGCATAATCTTTTGACCACGCACTACCCAGTTATACGGTTCATCTACGATTGTTAATGCCATCTATCTTTTGTTTAAGAGTAATCTATTTTCTATGTCTTTTATGTAAGCATCCATCAGCTTATCCTTGTAATCGTCCCATGTATCGTCTATTGCATCTGCGTAGTAGTTGATGCCTTCAATACCTTTTTCGCCTATGCTTCGCGCTATGTTGTATGCTGCAGATTTAATTGCGCTCTCTGTGGACTTAATGAATTCACCCTGTCTATTGCGCAGTTTTAGTGGCTTCATACGTATCCACTTTTCAATCGCGCTAACAGGTGGCATTCTGCTATTTGGTTTGCGCCCAAATTCTATCACATCTGCATATTGACCAGCTGGACCTTTGACAGTAAAGTCAATAGTTGGCTTTCCATAACGCACTTTAATTTTATAGATAAGTGAGTTAACCAAACTAGTTGAATTATTCGATGCAACACGATTGACAATCTTACCACGAACGCGACGTTTGATGCGCAAGTTCGATTGCGCACGCTCGACTACTGTCGCTGCATATTCGTTTAGTATTTGGTCAAACTCACTCGCCATTATACCAATGTCAAATTAAGCTGTGTTGCCGCTATTACATATGCTTCAGCATTTGAATCACTGGTTGCGCCCCAATTCAAATAGTCATCACCTGTAATCATGACCTGACCTTCGTAAATAGTCAAGCCATCAACATCGCACAACGAATACTGCAAAGCAGCTAGACTTTCAAGGTTATCATAACTGATATAAAGCTTTAAGCATACGGCTGTTTTAGTTTCGCCATTGCTCCAAATGTCTAAAGGTTGTATTTCTCTCATCGTGTTATTGTAATTAAATTTCCATGTGTTCTTGACGATCCCGCTACATTATTATTTTGAACTGCAAAAACTAAATACTGGTTAATCGTGGTGTTGAACGTGAGTGATGTAAAATCCACGTTGTTAGCCGTATAAGGAGAAACACCCGCAAAAGGTGCATATTTAATTGAGCCTGAAGTGCCGATTGCAGTTACCATATAATTTCGCTCAAACATACCCGCTGAATTCACCCCAGCGTTCCAAGTCCCGATAACGGTTCCACCGATTGCGGCAGATGTGTTTAAATAAATGCGAAAGTCTGCACCGCCTGTCCCGGAGATTCTTGCATTAAGTCGCGTCGTCATCCAGTCATCTGTTTGAAAAGTATTCGCTGGGATTAACACGCTAAAAATTAAAGTTACCGCAGTCGTTCCTGTAACGGCTGCTGTATCTGCAAAATTTCTATTTAAAATAATAGTACCTGAAATACCTAAGTCAGTAACAACTTGTGCAGGTGTTCTTGTATCTACCGTATTATCTGACTTTATCCGTATGTAACTAACTGCATTTGGGTTAACTATTGTTGTAGCAAGTGCCGTTCCTACTGTGGTAAATCCAACAGCATTCTGTTTGCCGTTAAACGTTGACCAATCAGCACTGCTCAATGCACCGCGATTAGCTGCGCTTGCTGTGGGCAGGTCGAATGTGTGTGTGCTGCCTGCGCTACTGATTGCGAAGTCAGTGCCCGATGTACCTACTGCAAAGTTTTGCGTGCTTTCAGTTAAACCATTCAAAGAACTGATGCCTATTGCGTAGGTAGTGTGCACCTCACCGATGCGCCCATCTTCAGTGTAAAGTGTAACAGTCTTACCATTGGTATTTTGAATATCGAATTCAATGTGTATCCTGTCAGTTGCAGCTGTTACTGTGGTAGGTACTGAAATCGTGAAGCTATACAAATCAGGCACGTTGCCATTTGTAATTTCTTCCATCGTGGAAGTAGCAACTAATGTGAACGTGCTGCCATTATACGTGTAAAGCTTTGCAAGTATCTGCGCATGGTTAGAACCACCGCCTGTTTCACTTAAATACACATCAATAGTCCAAACACCTGCAGGTATTAGCACATGGTTAGGTGAGCCTACATCAGTAATGAAGCGAGCAATAGCACCTGTAGTCGATGCAGTAAAGTTAGCAGCTGGTCCTGTGTTAGCAGCTGTGCCTAATTCGTAGTATGCATTGCCACCTATTGAAGGCTGCGACACGTTACCATTGAAATAAAATACTTGACCACCACCCCCACCTGTTGAAGGTAGCGTGCGCAGTGCACCTGTGCCATCGATGTACTGATCAACTGTGCCATTTGCTGCGACTGCTAGCGTGCCCGATGTGGTAACAGGTGAACCGCTTACGCTGAATGCAGCGTTAGTTGGTGCAGGCATTGTAAGCCCTACCGATGTGACCGTACCACTACCACCACCACCTGAAGGTGTAGCTGCTTCCCAATCTCCCGATGTAGTGTTGTATGTTAGCACCTGCCCATTGCTAGGCGTTGGTGCGTTTACATCTGCAAGGTCATCGAGATTGACAGGTATAGTTGGCTTGTTTAAGATTTCAGCTACACCACTTACTGCGTTCCAATCGGAATTTACCTGCGCTGCAGCTGCTTGATTTTGCCATGTATTAAGAGCAGTATTGTAGGTTATAACCTGCCCATTAAGTGGCGAACTAATAGTTACATCGGATAGGTCATTTATTGGAAGTCCATTGATGACACTCCATTCTGTACCACTATATTCTATTAACTGACCTTTAGCTGTGCCGGTGATTAAATCATCAAGTGTGGTTGGTATCGTCGGTTTGTTTAAGATTTGATAGTCACCGCTTGAAGCATTCCAATCTACAGGCGTTTGACGCAAGCGATAGCCTACGGCTTGCAATGTCCAGTATGAAGGGTTTGATGGGTTAATACCATCATTGTTTGCTATGCATCTGTACACGCTACCGCTATACCATACTCTATCTCCGATTTGATACGGATTGCCTTGCGCTGTGGTGTGGTTTGCGTTCCATTCGGTGCTAACGTATTCACCACCCCCTCCTCCTCCACCTGCTGCATCTATCGTAACGCTTCCATCTCCGTTATCGGTTATGGTTACGTTAGTGCCTTCTACTAAATCTAATATGTTTTGAACTGCGTTATCTACACCATTGGTGCGTAGTGTGATGCCGTAACCTGTACCGCTTCCACCACTTGATGAACCGCCCACTGTCCACACTGCAGGGATATCACATGCTGACCAATCCCACGGCACTTCTAATTGAATCGTGAAAGCTACACCTGTAACAGTGTTCTTGTATTCTTCGATGAAGGGTTCAAACGTTGGGTTGTTTACCAACTGCACATCGAAGCCAAACAACTGCAATCCGTTGCG